GACAGAAATCATACTAAAACATGGCGGAACCATAGATAAGTACATGGGAGACTGTATTATGGCTTTCTGGAACGCACCACTTGACATCGATGATCAAGAAAGAAAGGCCACAGAATGTGTACTCGAAATGAGAGAGGCACTAGGAGAACTAAATGAAAAACTTAAAGAAGAAAATCTTGACCAAATTAATACAGGAGCAGGAATTAATACTGGCTTATGCGTCGTTGGTAACTTTGGTAGTAGTAGTCGTTTTGATTACTCTGTCTTGGGGGACGCCGTAAATTTAGCTGCTCGATTAGAGTCCTCATGTAAGAACTACGATGTCGATCTAGTCATATCTGAACACAGTTTAGTTGACGGATACGACTACGAGTTCCTAGATGAAGTTACGGTAAAAGGCAAGTCGGAGCCAGTTAAAATATACACCATCAGAAAATAGTACTTGACACTTCTGCTCACTTTTGATATAATTATGAACATATGAAGAAAAAATCTTCAAGAATATTAGGGAAATCAATATGGAACTTAGTCAAGTAGCTGCAGATTTAGCTAAACATGAAGCTGTGTGTGCAGAAAGGTGGAAAACTGCCTTTAATAAATTTTCAGATGTTGAAAAACAAATTAATAGAATTGAAACAATTATGATTGGAGTCGCGGGCACTTTAATAGTTGGCGGAGCAGGTACAATCACAACAATAATTTCAATGCATCCCTAAAGGAGACACTATGATAAAAGGATATGAAACAAAAGATGTGAAAGCATCAAAAACCAAGAAAGGAGAAGTAGTTATCTCAAAAGAAGATGACGGATTATTTTACTTCGAATGGAAAGGTCAGAAGCATGGATTCACACTAGAAGATAACGCTAAAATAGCACTTAAAAGACTAACAAATGAGTAACAGTATAGAAGAAGCTTTGAAAAAAGCAGTTGAGAAAACAGACTCAACAAAAGTTGTCGAAGGAGAAGGCGCAGAGCCCTCAAAAGAACTTTCAGCAAGAGTTAAAAAACTTATGGCTAGAAAGACAAATCTAAGACGACAGCGCAGACAAAAATTACCTAGAAAACTACGATGAAGAAAAAGCTTTCCCATGAGGAACGCTATAAGATCTGCAAAGAATGCCCGAACCTAAATAAAAGGTGGAAGGTATGTAAAGTTTGTAATTGTTTTATGCCCTTAAAAACAAAAATTCGTTGGGCAGAGTGTCCTGAGGAACCCCCTCGTTGGACTTAAGGAGATGGAGATGGCATTAACTGCAAAACAGAAAAAACTACCAAAGGCTTTACAAAGAGCTATTCTTGCCAAGCAAAAAGGCATGGGCAAGAAAAAGAAAAAGAAAGGTGGAAAAAAGAAAAGAAGTAGAGGATAACTGGCTTACTTATTTTTATTCCATTAAGAATGTCTGCCCTTGGAGTTACGAGAGTTACAAGAAGGGCAGAATTTATATAACAGAGTTTACAGAAACTAAAGTTATAGAAACTGAACAAAACTGGAACAGGGATAACTACGACGCAGTAGTATATTTAACAGGTATGTCAGTAGATGAATTAGACAAGTTCGTAGAAGATAGAAATAACGAACAAGATTCATGTGAGTATCTTTGGTCACATCCAACATTTACAAAAGGAGGTAATAGGCAAACAAGCCAACCTATAGTCATTCAACAAGACAGAGCGTTCTTAACAGAACTTAGAGAGAAACACAGTGGCAGTTAGAAAACGAAGAAGAAAGGCGGCTAAAAAGAAACGCAATATTCCAACTAACTCTAGACTATACTCTACAGTAAAAGCTGCAGCTAAACGAAAATTTGCAGTTTATCCAAGTGCCTATGCAAATGCATGGCTTGTACGAGAGTACAAAAAGCGAGGAGGTAAGTATCGTCGTGGTTAATAAACGAAAACATAAAACCTATATTAAAAAAAGAGATGTTTACACAAAAGCATCTGGAGCTCGCAAAGCAGCTAAGAAATATGGGTTGAAAGGGATTCACTCACATGGCAGAGGAAAGAATAAAAGATTCATGCCAGGCAGTTCCCATGGTGCTTATTTAAGAGCAGTACGCAGGAAGAAAAATGGCTAGAGCAGGTGGATTAACTAAATGGTTTAAAGAAAAATGGGTTGATATCGGACGTCCCAAAAAGAAAGGGAAATATCAACCATGTGGTAGAGGAAAGGCAAAAACCTCTCGAAAAGGATACCCAAAATGTGTACCTCTAGCTAGAGCAAGAACTATGAGCAAGGCTCAAAAGAAGTCAGCCGTTCGCAGAAAACGAGCAGTAAGGCAGGGCGTTAGAGGGAAACCAACAAATGTTCGAACAGTCGCCAGAAGAAAAACTAAAAGACGCACGAGAAGCAGAGGCTAAATTTGCTGACTGGGCATTAAAAAGAGTACTTCCTGGCAACTTTATGGAAAATTATTATCAATTACGAAAACAATACGAGGAAGAAAATGGTAGAATGGTTAAAGATTAAATGGTTACAATTCTGTAACATTGTTTCAGGTCAAGACAAGAACTGGGACGGCGAAGTCGATATCAAAGATAAAATGATAGAAGCAGAGCAAAAAGCTAAAAGCTAAAATTCATTAGCTAAGTCATATAAGGACTAGCATGGACAGACGAGAAACTGCAAACGAGATTCTACAAATAGTAAGGATGTCGCTTAAATTCAAAAAAGCTATAGAGCATAGACTTGCGTGGAGTCAGGAACTTCGTAGTTTATTAGATTTACCACGCACTAAAAATAATAAAGAATTATTAAAAACTCATTTAAAAAATGGGACGGAACAGGGATAACCTGTTTAGGAAAAGAAAATGGCAAGACAAGGCGGATTTCTTAGCGGACCAAGTGTACATGGTACATCAAAGTTAGCTAAACACAAACTAAAAAGAGGACTTACTAGAGACCTCAACTCAGCAGCAGGAACTTTTGTTAATACAAAAACTCCTATGTCCACTCCAGGTGGATTCTACGGAGCTGCTCCGAAGGCAATCGGACCAAGATTCGGCAAAACAGTCAACCCTAAAAGGGCTAGATTTAGTAAAAAAGGTGCAAGCCGAATATTACGTAGAAGATAAATATTATTCACAAAGACTTTCATAATTTTATGAAAGCAGGACGACTTAATAAGGTCGTGGACATGATTCATAATGGCACTAACGACAGCAGAAAAAGCAAGACTAAAAAGGGCAGGACTAAGCGGTCTAAATAAACCAAAAAGAACTCCCAAGCACCGAACCAAAAAAGCTGTAGTAGCTGTACGAGTTGGTGGCAAAGTGAAAATCATTCGCTTTGGAGCGCAAGGCATGGGACATAATTATAGTCCAGAAGCACGACGCAGTTTCAAAGCGAGACATGCTAAGAATATCGCAAGAGGTAAATCTTCAGCAGCCTATTGGGCAAACAAAGTATTTTGGGCAGGTAAAGGTGGTTCAAAGAAAAGACCACCTCGCTCCCAAAAAAGACAACTTGGAATCAAACGAAGGAAATAATGAGTACAATACCAAAAGTAATTGACCGCAGAGAAGTATGGCTAGATGCAATATCTATTGATGCGGCAGACATGTTATCAAGATTACAAAATCGCAAACTTAATGGAATCACTCTCTCTGATAAAGAAGAGGATCTTTGTGAAATAACAACTGGTTACTTATATCTTCTTAGACTTTGTAAAGAATATGGAATGTTTGATTCCGATGACCCGTTTAATTTATTTGAAAAAGAGACCCTACATTGATTGAAATCAGCCGTTCAGATATTGTATCTGACTATCACATGGATTTAACTCCAGAAGTTCGTTTTATTAAGTTACCTATTGAAGGCTACTTAGATTTATTAAATGTTACTCCAAACTCATCTCAGACTGCAATTATCAATGCAATCAATAATCCCAAATATCGTTTTATCACTGCAGCCGTATCACGGAGACAGGGCAAAACTTATATTAGCAATATTATAGGACAGCTAACATGTTTAGTACCGGGCTCTCATGTATTGCTTATGTCACCAAATTACTCACTATCCCAAATCTCATTTGACTTACAGAGAAATCTCATCAAGCATTTCGATTTAGAGGTAACACGAGATAACGCAAAAGACAAAGTTATTGAACTATCGAATGGTTCTACTATACGAATGGGTTCTATTAATCAGGTAGACTCAGTAGTTGGTAGAAGTTATGATTTAATTATATTCGACGAAGCCGCACTTACAGACGGCAGAGATGCTTTCAATGTAGCACTACGTCCCACACTCGATAAGGAGAACTCTAAAGCAATTTTTATATCTACACCACGGGGTCGAAATAATTACTTTGCTGAATTTTACTACAGAGGTTGGACTGATGAGTTTCCAGAGTGGTGTAGTATAAAAGCTACTTATCATGAGAATCCTCGAGTATCAGAGGCAGATATTCTAGAAGCAAGAAAGACAATGTCAGAGGCTGAGTTTAATCAAGAATACATGGCAGACTTCAATGTATTTGAAGGACAGATATGGAAATTTAATCATGAAAAATGCACTGGTGATTTCTCAGAACTCGATATAAGAGATTTAGATGTATTTGCAGGACTTGATGTTGGCTATAAAGACCCAACAGCATTATGTGTTATAGCATATGACTGGGATACTTCAACTTATCACTTAGTAGATGAATACTATAACTCAGAAAGAACAACAGAACAACATGCAGCCGAAATACGAAAACTAATAGAGAAATGGGATATAGATTATATCTACATTGATTCAGCTGCTCAACAGACAAGATACGATTTTGCACAAAATTATGATATTAGTACTATCAATGCGAAAAAATCAGTACTAGACGGAATAGGGCATGTAGCGGGCATAGTCGATAACGATGGGCTTATGGTCGATCAGAAATGCAAAGAAGCTCAAATGTGTTTAGATCAGTATCAGTGGGATCCAAATCCTAATTTAATGAGAGAAAAGCCAAAACATGACATGGCATCTCATATGGCTGATGCTTTACGATACGCACTCTATTCATTTGAAACCAATATCACTACATTCTAATAAGACCTGTTAAAAACAGTTCTTGACATTTGATGTAAGTTTTTGGTATAATTCTAATTAAGAGTAGAAATATGAAATTAAAAAGAGATTTAGTTAAATATGTCAGAGACAAAGCTAAATCAAAATATAAGAAATCAAATAATTGTTATATCTGTGGCGACACAGATCATCTAGACTTTCATCATTATTACGGATTGACCGAACTACTAGAAACTTGGTTAAAACAGAAAAAGATTACTA